CTCTTACGGTGAACTTAATCAGGCGAATACCTACTAGGCCATGACCGACTTCAGGGGTACCAGTGCCTCGTTGTTCGGGGGCACTGCGACGTGGGCCTCGCTGTTCCTGGAGGAGGCGAACAGGGAGGACGACCTGACCGAGGAGGGCCTGACCAACGGGGCGGAGGTCGAGGCCGACGAGGAGCTCGGGAGGAACCCGGACTTCCTCCTGGAGGAGTCCGAGGCCAGTGCCGCCACCTTGGTCGTCAAGCAGGAGTACAAGGAGTCCGACTTCACCTCCGCCGCCGCCCAGAACAGGGACAGGTTCTGCACCAACACCCTGTTCCTCCTGAACTCGTGGGAGCACTTGCCCCTCAAGGTCCTGGAGGAGGCCACGGTGGAGGTCATCCAGAAGCTGAAGATGCACGGCTTCAAGGTCTACTACACGACCGGCTGGGGCCTCACCGGGTCCGGGTTGTTCCCGAAGATCTCCCGGAGGGTACTGGTCATCGGGCTCAGGTCGGTCATGATCACGCCCGGCGTCTTCAGCGCGGAGGAGGAGGGGAACATCATCAGCAAGGTGTGGAGCGTATTCCACAAGTTCAACCTGGCGGACAACTACAAGGGGATGTGCATCCCCTGGGAGGAGAGGTGCGTGGACATCACCGAGACCTCCGTGCTCAGCTTCCACTTGATGGACTTCAGGGTCGAGTGGATCATCTCGGTGGACACCATCTTGGGGCCCCAGGCGGTCGTGGTCGACCCGGACACAAAGGCGGTGGCGAACTGGACCAAGTACCACTGCCACGTCCTACCGACGGCCATCGAGTGCTGGATCTGCTACCACCAGAAGGTGGTGCTGAGCTACACCGGGCAGCTGATCTTGCCCATGGGGTCGCTGGAGGGCCTCTTGAAGAGCAGGAAGGTGACCTACTACCCGCTGCCCGACGACTCGGAGGCCGGGGTGAAGCTGTTCGAGAACGACTTCGTGATGGCCTCCAAGATCACCACCCTGGACGACGACTGGACCGGGAGGGTCGTGAACAGGGCCTCTTTGCTGAAGCTGGACTCCACGAACAGGGTGAGGGCCGCCAAGGTGGAGCCGAGCATGCAGGACGTCACCACCGCGTCCAACTACATCCAGGGGAAGGTGGACATCCCGACCATCTCGTTGAACTTCGTGTCCTCGTACTTCCGGGCGCGGCACGACTTGGCGCTGCAGTCGGTGTTCGACATGCTGTCGCTCCCGTTCAGCAACGAGAAGCCCTTGGTGCTGTCGTTCCCCGACCTGAAGGGCACGCGCTGGGGGGCCATGACCCCGGACATCTGCGTCGAGTGGAACAGCCTCGACTTAGGCACCCGGAAGACCTTGAAGGACAACGCAGTGAAGATGGGCTTCCTGGACCCCTCCGTCAGGCCCACCCACTTGATCATCGAGGTGGGGGTCTCGTCCCGGCGCGTGGACATGGAGAACACGAAGATCATGAAGTACCGCCCCATCACGAACGACATCAACGCGAGGAGCAGCGGGAAGTACGCCATCATCTTCATCCCGG